CAAGAAACTCAGATATAGCCTTAATGTTGAATTTGGGAACTTCATCAGATGCAGAACCTTCATTGTCGTCACCATATGTCATGAAGGCAACAAAATCTCTGAAATCTAGATTCCAATATTCGGGAATCGAATAAAAATAAACTCGAACCTGAATACTACCACTGCTACCATTTCCAACAGTAGTTAAAGAATTGCCACTAATGTGACCTCCACTAATAAAGCTAACCATATCACCATTAAAAGCAACATTACTGAAGACAATGTCTCCAATCATGGCTTCCATAATACGGATGTCATCAGCAGAATAGTTCATCAGCTTGGCAATCTCAACGTAAGAACCTAGAGCCGAGATAAGTGTTTGAGTGGGTAATTTTTGATCGTATTTGGAATAATCACCAGCAACAATTTTTGTTTTACCAAATTTAGTTACATGTTGATGCAACTGTTCCCACTCTGGTCCATGACAATTAATGCCAACTGCACATTCAGATAATAGTGGATTCATTTGCAAAAACCGAGCTACTGGCAAAAGTACTGTCTCAGTAACACGACTAAAGCAACAGGATTACCATAAAATATACGGCATTTCTCTTTATCCAACACCTCCATTTTCTTAGATGCTTTTGCAATAGTATGACAGCGTTCTCCACGCAAATACTTTGCTCTATTTTCTTCAATCACTTGCATAATTTCATCAGAGAAAACTTTATCCCCAATTTCTCCTTCCAAGTAATTGTTTTTCGCACCTGTAAGAGGATATCCAACAGCTGTTGAAAAATTCATTGAGTCAATAAATTTCACACCATCCACACCATTCAATGTTTCTTTCATGGTAAGCGGACGAGTTTGTTGCCAGTATGGTGTATCAAGCACCAATTGTTTCAAAGGCTTGACATAATCCTCAACAGCTCTCTGTACCAAATGTACAGGGAATGATTTGCCTGGTGTTGCCAAATTTTCAAGGCATTTTTGCCAACCAAACCATTCAGGGTTCAATTTTGGAGGAACCCATTTATCTTCTACTCCAGTGACTTTTGTTACGATATCAGAAATGACAGTCTTTTCCACCTCATTGCGAGTTGTGCTTCGTCCAATACATGATCCATGATACTCAAATTGTGCATCTTGTGGAACATAATTCAAAGGACTTTTCTCATGAATTGGTTCATTGGTGAAAATGTTGACATCGTATTGTGTGCGTGGAATCATACATCCAGAACCTGTCAAAACAACACCTGTAAGTTCACGCAATTTCTCACGTTCCCTCACAATCTGTTGTTGCGTCAACATTCCATAACACCCACGTGGTGTACCTGCCCGTCCTCCCAAATGAAGACCAGCAATAACACATTCAGCACCTTTGCTTATTAGTGTTGCACCACACAGTCCATTAAATGTATTGTCAGATAGATAGGTATATTCACCACCTAAAAAGACAGCAGGACCATTGGATGTTTCACAAGGTTTACTCCTTCCCTCCATTCTAAGAAATTGACCAGTTTTTTGTCTATAACTCAAATTGAAAGGAAAAGGAGAAACAAATTGCTTTAATGGAAAGTGTTTGATGATATCAAAATATGATCCACCAGAAGCAGAAAAACACAAACAAAAGTCTGTACCTGTGATATAACGACCCTGTTTCAAAGACAATCGAGTCGTAAAACTATGTCCAAGTTTACCAGGCAGGTCTTTTGTAAATGTTACTTCCATTTCCGAGATATGTAATTCAGCAAAATAATGATATGGTACAATGACAAGATTAGATGAAATAAATAATCCATTCAAACAATAAACAGATCCTTCATG